CCGAAAGGGTGGTCATCTGGGTCAAATGAATGAGTAGTTCTCATTCATGCCCGTATCATAAGAGTAATATCCTATGACATCTCGTCTCAAAAAGGTTGCAGTGCCCCCAAGACCCGTTTACACGGATCCGGTGCCCCGCTTCCGACTCAAAAGAGCGATTGTCGCTACGCCTTCGAGAGGGGAAACAGTGTGGCTCAATTGTTCGGGGCCGTCCTCATGGACAGCTTACCCTATAATTGATATACCTGTTGCCGCTCTCAACGGACGTGACGAAAATATGTTCGATTGGGTCATCCCGCGCTTCCATAAGCGAGTTCGTGAAGGTGAAGTTTTCTTCAACAACATGGCTCGCGAGGTAGTAACGATTGAGACGAAGGGGGCGGGAACATGGTCTCAAAGACAGACGGTGGGAACGGATTGTTCTGGCACTATTCGTAACAACGAATTTCGCCACACAAATCCGAACACCGTCATGTTTATACCGACCATCAACACTCCATACTATCCAGTATGGCCCGTTGAAAATTCCGCCCTGTCTGACAGATCCGTTGAGGATCTTAAGACTTTGGTGTCAACGGAGGTTTTGTCCAAACGCGGTAGATCGGACTCAGACATCTGGGAGATGATCGCTGAAATGGACAAGACGCTTCACTTACTTAGAGGTCCCGTGTTGCAGCTTAATGATTTGTCTTCTCGACTTCATAAAAGCATTGCAACCAACACCAAAAGTAGAGCCCTCGTAAAAGAGATCTCTGCTGATTATCTTTTGTATCGTTACGGCATTTCGCCGCTGATCAAGGATATTCTAAGTATCATGAAGACTTTTGAACGTACGTGGGGCAAACAAAGGAAAAGCTTTAGGGCTAAAGATTCGGATTCTTCCAAATCTTTTACCTCGGGCTCTTTCGCCTACGGGGCTGCCTTGTCTTCCTGGTCTCTTGAGACCACGGAAACAATTCAGATTCGTGGGGTATCTCTTGAAGAAGTAGACCTCTCTATTCTCTCGAATATGGGTTTCTCCTCCAAGGGCCTGATCACGCTCCCTTGGGAGCTGACAGGGTATTCCTTTGTAGCCGATTGGTTCTATAACTTCGGGGATCTCCTCGGAGCTATGGTTCCAGCGTACGGATACAAAAATCTGGGGTCGTGCTTGTCAATTGAACGTACCCGCGTAAATCTGTACAGTGTTACCACTTCACAGTATAGCGGGGCCGGCAACTGGCATTACACGGGGTCCTTCGGTGGCACTTGTGCCATCGTTAGACAAACCAGCACTCGTCAGGGTCTCAGCGCTCCGGGTCTCGTCATGAAATCGGACTTTAAGTTCGACAAAATGACGAGGATGGCAGATGCTGTTGCTCTGATTGCCTCCCGGTTCGTTAAGATTCACAATCTTATCGGGCCACAACCAGTACGTTATCCAACGTACCGCCAAAGGAAAAACATGTCCCTTTGGCTCAACCAACCTGGAGTGTCTTAATGTCACTGTCAATCAACGCAAAAACGTACAACGCCGACTCGTTCCAGAAGGACTCTGTGGGCTACGCCGGACCCAACCACACCGTAACCGTTAAAGATTACGCGAAGTTGAGCCGTGTAGCCCCCAAGAAGACTTCCACAAGTTCCGGTGTTGGCCGCACCTCCGCGAAGCTGACCCGTACGCATACGCTTACGGGAGCTCTCGAACCCTCGCGGGACCTGATCGGGGATGTTTCCCTGGCAGTTCCTGTTGGGATCGCTGGAGCTGACGTTGATACTTACCTGAATGATTTGGGCGCGTTTGTGGCTTCCGCCACATTCAAAACGCACGTTAAGTCGCAACTCGTGTCTTATTGACACTGTTGCACTTTGCGTGCCGTTTTAGCCCTTGCCGCTCTCTTTGTGACAGCGGTTGTCATTCTCGCCTTCATCCCAGTTATTGGGAAGTCGCGCCCTTCGGAGATTCGTGATGAACCCCAGAAGCAAAGTATCAAAGTCCCAAAATCAGCTACGCTTGGAGAACAAGCGCCTGAAGAGCAATAGTCTTTCTCTCTATGGGAAGATTCTTGCTAAGTTGTTCCTGAGCAACAGGAAGTACGAGTTCCTTAGACCCCTTTCCGACGCTCTGCGCCGTAAGGATTATAAGACTCTTATTTCCCTGTCTGATTCCTTGTCCAAACAGAAGTATTTGGATGCAGACGAACATTTCGTCGCAAATCAGTTTGCGCTATTGATAGGAAAATACCCTTGGAACCCTAAACCTCTCGGTTTAGATCCCGAGAGAGCCGCTTATGAGTCCTTCTGTAAATCCGAGAGGAGAAACAGTAGGATAAATAAGAAGTTCTCTCATTTCATGATCGATCCCTCACGGGACCGTTTCAGGAAAGAGGGGAAGTTGGCAATGGCTTACATAAGATCCGTAATTGGTTCTCGTGTTCCATACAACTTGGTATTCCGCAATAGTGACTTCGGCTCAGGCGCCTCTCTAGGTGTACACGGTGACCTTACCCACGTCGTTAAGAAATTAACAACAGAGGTTTGGACTGTTACACCCGGCGCCATCCACCACGCTTTTGGTGGTATAATGCGTAACTTCCATTACCAGGAGCTTTTGCTCGAACGCAATGGACCTAACGCACTATACAACCTAGATTACTCTCGTATTTTCGAAAAATACATAGAGCGTCTAAGCATAGTGGACTACAACAAATTAAGCTTCGTGCCAAAGAAGGTGACTATTCACCGTAGTATTGCCATCGAACCGTTATGGACCGGCTTTGTTCAAAAAGGTGTTGACCAGGTGCTAAGAAGTAACCTTCTTAGCGCCGGTCTCGATCTTGGAGATCAAAGTCGGAACCAAGAGATGGCCCGCAAGGGCTCTCTCGATAACTCCCCGGAGGGATGGGTAACGATAGATATCAGAAACGCTAGCAATAGCGTCGCTCTGAAGCCCGTCGAATACCTGTTCCCGGAAGAATGGTTCTCGCTTCTCGCGAGAACCAGGAGCCCAAAGTACATATATGAAGGGGTTGTAAAGCCCTACCATATGCTGTGCTCGATGGGAAACGGTTTCTGCTTTCCGGTTGAAACATTGATTTTCGCATCTATTTGCAAAGCCTGCGGATGTGGTGAAATCGACGTCGACTTTAGAGTCTACGGCGACGACATCATTGTCCGGAGGAAATTTGCAGATAAAGTAATCATGATGCTTCGGCACTATGGTTACGCGATTAACACGGATAAGACCTTCCTTGAAGGAGAGTTTCGTGAATCATGTGGATCCGATTGGTTTGGCGGCGAGGACGTACGTCCCTTCACCCTTGATTATGCTCTGGACTCTGTCCAGAATATATTTAAGTTCCTGAACCTCTCGTTGCGGAACGAACGCACTAAAGCGTTTTTCCGTGGTGTGCGCCCTCTTTTGATAGAGAGCGTGCATGCTGATTTCCGTTTCATTCGTCCCCTCACAGGGACGCCTGATTCGGCTATCGACACGACTGGTGACGAACATCTCACATGTAAACACTGTACGTTCAAAAACGGACGGTGGACATGGAAGGTGCTAGTCCACAGACCTGTCATAGACTTCGAGTCTATCAGGAATGTGCAGAATGAGCCATGGCTCATAGGTGTTGCACTGAAAGGCAACGAAAGCATACCTAACGGTCTGCTTCGTGGTTTACCCAGTGTCGCTTACCGGCGTAGAACCCGGACGGAGGTAGCTCGGGAGAGCTACGCGTCAACCAGCAACTGGTTGCCGCCACGCATGGAATTGCGTTAATTCCATACTGTTAATAG